ATGCCTGCTACGTCCGTAGCGCAACGGAAGGCGATGGCGAATCGCCGAACATTCGCCCGATAAGCTATACGACAAGAACAAAGGGCTGCTCAGCATGAGCCAGAGCCAGCTTCATGACTTCGCCGCCACGCCGCAAAAGGGCTTGCCTCAGTACGCCAAGAAAAAGAAGAAAGGGGCTTTCTCGATATGAGCATCAACATCAAGCCCTCGCACAAAGGACTGCTCCACAAGAACCTCGGTGTCTCGCAAGGCAAGAAGCTCACCGAGAAACAGGAAGAGTTAGCCAAGAATAGTTCCGATCCCGCAGAGCGCAAGAGAGCGACATTCGCTCTCAACGCCCGCAAGTGGAATCACGGCGGTAAGAAGAAAGGGTTCAAGATATGAGCGCATCCATTCCCGTAGGCGAATCAGTAGTCATTGACCCGGCAATTACGGCTCCTGGCGCTGGGAACGTGTTCGCCTTTGAGCTTGACGAGGCCGCTGGGGATTTCTCGGCACTATTCCAAGTCACGGGCACGGTTACAACCTGCTCCGCTGACCTGCAAGTTAGCTTGGATGGCGGAACAACATGGACGACTTTTTCTGCGGCGCTAGTGACAGCCGCAGCTGCGGCCAAAGCACAAACACCAGTAATCGCTGGGGTGTTGTACCGCTTCAATTACACCGCTGCCTCCGGGTCCATCGTAATGCGCGTTTGCTCTAACTAATCTTGGCAACTCCAAGCCTTCCAATTCAGGCCCCGCCTGAAACCGAACAGCAAAACCAGCAGACACAACAAGCTCCGCCTGTAGACCCTACCAATCTGCCTGATACGCTTTGGAAACCTCTCTGGGACTTGCTGGTAAACGACCTTGAAACCGCCGATGAGATTCCCCGGCGTTACGAGGTACGGGAAATCCTCAAACGCCGACTGTTCTTTCGTGGCGAACAGTATTGGTGGTGCGACTCGAACACTGGGCAATGGTACCCGCCAAGCGTTCCGCCTACGGGCATCAATCCCAACGATTACGAGCAGCCAGCCTTTCAGCATGTGACCAACATCATTCAGTCAACGCTGCTGGGGCTGTGCTCCGTACTTAGCCAGAACAATGCTAATTCCCGTTTCTGGCCCAGCAAGGCATCCGATCCCGGCGATGTGCAGATGGCCAAGAACGCTTCCAAAGCCGCCGATTACATCCACCGAAACAATGATTGGTCAAACCGCGTGGATGAATGCACGTACTTCATGGGCACGGACGGCTTCTTTGGCTCCTATTCCCGTTACGTTTCAGACGCTGAGAAGTTTGGCACCGATGACCAAACTATCGTGGAAGCTCGGCAAGTACCTCTTGGTGATCCATTTGTGGGCTGTCCTAGTTGCGGACTTATGGCGGAAGGCACGACGGAAACACAACCAACGTGCCCAGATTGCGGCGAACCGCTCCAAGATCACCCGCCAGAGATGGCCACGGTTCCGCATCCAGTCGGCACGCTTTCTATTCCCAAGGGCCAAGAGGTCGTAACCATCGTTCCGGCCTTGCAGCTCAAGCGGACAATGTGGGCGGATGACCAACAAGATTTCATGTACATGGACTGGATTACGGACCTGCACAAAGCGAAGGCTATCCAGACCTATACCGACAAGGAAACGCAGCTCAACACTTCAGGTGGCAGCGAAACAGACGGCGGGTCGGCCAATACCTACGAGCGGATAGCGCGACGATTGCTCTATCTCGGCACGGGACGCCATACCGGAATGACGCTGAAGGATTTGGGCACGTTCCGCCGCGCATGGATTCGCCCAGCGGCTTTGTACAACATTGGCGGGCATTCTGAGAACGAAGCAACACCCTGTACGCGCTGCCAGCTCCTGCAACTCTTCCCGAAAGGCGTGCATATCGTGTTTTTCAACGATGTGTACTGCGAATCGCGCAACGAAAGCATGGATGAGAAGTGGGAAACCATGCACACGATGCCGGGAGAGGGGCAATTACGCGAGACGCTGATTTCCTCGATCATGCCGATTCAGGAGCAGTTGAACGACGCCATTAATCTGCTCTTTGAAATCATGATGTACGGCGTTCCTGAAGGCTTTGCGGATTGCGACGTTATCGACTTCGAGGCCCGCTCGCAGCAGACCGCCAGTGCGGGGAATATCACTCCCACCAAATCAGGATTAGGGCCAGCGGGGGACATTCGCGCCAAAATGTCATTCATTCCCGCGGTAGAGCCTTCCGTGGCGATGATGAAGTACATCGACATGCTGCTGAACGAGATTCCGCAGATGTTGAGCGGATACTTTCCCGCCCTGTTTGGCGGAGATACAGGCGGAAACGATACCGCAGCGGGCATTTCCATTCAAAGGAATCAGGCTTTAGGGCGTATAGGCCGTGCATGGCGTCGATTGCAGATATTTTTCGCCAATACGGATGCGAAGGCTGTGCGCTGCTTCGCCAAAAACCGCACCGAGGATGTGGAACTCCCCCAAAGCAATCCTGCCGGCGATTACGATAGCGACTTCATCCGTCTTGACGACATGAAGGGGAACATCACCGCCTATCCAGAAGTGGACGCCCAGTACCCGACTTTGCAGAGTGACATTCGAGCGCTCATCACCAACTTATACAACAATGCGGCGTCGAATCCTCTCACTCTGCAAACTATTTCCGTCCCTGAAAACCTCGAATACGTTTTCCGGCAGATGGGCGCGAACGACTTAGAGGTGCCAGGTGAGCAGCAACGCATCAAGACGTACAAAGACATCCAGCAACTTATTCAGGAAGAGCCGCAACAGACGCCTGCTGTTCCGCCGCGTCCTCCAAGCCCGCAGGAGCCGCAAGGATTCCAAGGCCAAGAGCCGCAATTCTTGCCCAGCGTGAAGCCCGATCCTGATGTGGACGATTTGAAGGTGGCATCGGAAACGGCTCAGAAGTGGCTCATCAGCGATAAAGGCATGGAACTGAAGCAATCGCAGCCGATGGCTTACGAAAACGTCAAGGCTTACAAGAAAGCCTGCGACCAGCTAGGACTCGCCAAACAGTTTAAACAGCTAGTGGCTGCGCAAGGAATGCAGGGGCAAGGCCCCGCAGCAGACCTTGGCGGCGCGGAAGATATTCAGCCTCCGCAACCTGCACAGCCCAAAGACTCCCAGAATCCTCCACAAGAGCAGGAGCAATAAGATGGTTACTTATGACCCAAAAGACCCTTCGACATACACGCTTGACCCCAACCTATCGACTAACCCTCCCGTAGTCGTGTGGACCGACCCCAAAACCAGCGAGAAACGCTATGCAGTTGCGCCGCACGCTGCATCCGCTGGGTTGCTGCACAACCCTAAGTTTTCCGTGGACCGCAATGGAGCATTGAAAGTCACCGCGTCTTTGTTCATCGGAAAGGAATCACTCAAGGAACTTAATTTTGGTGCAGCGACCGTAAAACTCACGGAGGTACAGACTGCGCCAAGCGATACGCCCCTGCCTCCAGGCTCGGAAGTCGAGTTATTGCTGGAGGTTTCCATCGCCAAACAAGTGGCCAAGGCTGCGAGTAAATCCGAAGATGATGAGCCAGCCGATAAGCCTAAAAAGGCGTAAGAGTTTTTTGGCAGTAGGGCCAAGTAGAAGAAACAAGGGCAACGAGTCGAACTCGCTAAAAACGCAAGCCCTTGAAGGAGAGCAATGAGCGTAAGTGAAGTACTGGAACGACTGGAGACACCGGCAGCGGCTACACCTGCTGTTGTGCATCCAGAGGCAAAGCCCGAAGAAACTACGGCAGCGGTGCCGCCAGCGGAGACAACTCCAACGGTACAACCGACTGAGGGCCAGCCAAGTGAAACACCTGAAGTCGAACCCGAGCTAGACCTGGAGCAGGTTCCTGAAAGCAGCGGAGATTTCCCGAAGTACAAGCCGCTGTTCAAGGAACATCCCGAGCTAAGGCAGATTCTTGGCCGGGAAAAGGCATTCAGCGAACTGGGAGCATTCTCGGAAGTACGCAGCATTATCGAGCGCGTTCCCACCATCACCGATGCCGAGCAACTTGTCGAAGATGCAGAAGCCAAGCGCACTTTCGGAAAGACGTTCCGCGAAGATATGCCAACCTTCGTGGAAAGCCTCAAAGAGAGTGACCCGCAAGCCTTCAGCGCCTTCGCCAAGGAATTGCCAAAGGTTCTAGCCGAAACAGCGCCGGAACTCTACACCGAACAAGCTCGGTATTACGTCAACAATGCTCTGGATTACCTCTGGAATGTTGGCCAGCGGTCAGGCGACCAGGATTTTCTGGCCGCACTGCAAAAGGTTGCTGCGCAAGGACTCGGTTACCAGTTGGGCTCTTCTGTAGCCCAGCCAAGGGCCGATAACAGCGAAGCCGCCAAGCTGCGCCGGCAACTCCAAGAGCGCGATCAGGCCGATAGAGACACCGCGTATCAATCGTTTTTCCAGCAAACCGACCAAGCCATAACGGATATGGGCATCAGTACGATTGAAGCCCAGATCAAGCAGGCTTTCCCGGACATTACGGAACAGCGATTGAAGCGCATTGTTACGGAAAGCTGGGACCGCACACGCGAAATGCTGAATCAGCAACCGCAGACCGTGGCGGAAACCAATCGCCTGATTGAAGCCGCTCGCAAGGGCAGGCAGAGCATAGCCGACCATAAAGCCATCGTGAACTACGCAACCTCTCGGGCGAAGTTGGTTATCCCGAAGGTAGTCAAGGGCGTGATGGACGAGTGGACGCGAGACATTTTGGCCACAAGCAAAAAGAAAATTGATGAGAAGAAAGCCATCGCCGCAAACACGCGGGATGTAGGCACCGGACCGCAGGGAACAACTTCGGCAGCTTCCACGGCTTCGCCCGCTAACAACGGCAAGCCTCGGGGCATGAACGATATTTTCTCTGAGCTGGAAAGCGGAGCCTACGCCAAGCGATAGATTTCGGGATGCCTTTCTTCGGAAAAGAGAATAAATGTCAGTAATCGAAGCAAACGCCCAACCGCTAGAGCGAGAACTCATCATCTACGAGAAGGGCATCCCTGAATTGCTCGAAGTGGACACACCTTTGCTTTCCCTGATGGACAAAGAGGAAGCGGACCCGGCATCGAACCGCCCGACACGTATTCCCTTGCTGCAACAGCTTGGGGGCACGTTCCAGCAGGTTTCGATGGACGGCGTAGCCCTCGGTCCCACAGGGGGTCCAGTGTGGCAAGTCGCTACGCTGACTCCGTACTACTTCACAGGCGGATACAGCTACACGCTGCTCGCGAAGTATGCGACCACGGGCCAGCAACGCGGAGTAAAGAGTGCGGATGGCGAAGTTATGCGTCTCAGCATTCGCCAATTCCGCGCCTATCAGGACATGCTGCTGAACACTGCCGGTAACGGCGTGATCGGCACTATCACCTCGGTAGCCACCAACACCTTTACGCTGACGAGCGATGGATTCAAGGAAGAGTTGTTTGCCATCGGCCAGAACGTGCAGGTGTACAACGCGGCTCTGACTACCAATCGCGGCTCCGCGAACGTAGTGGGCATCGACAAGGTTGGCCACACCGTCACCGTGGACGCCGCTCCAGGCGGCACCATTGCCACCGATTTGCTGGTGATCGGCGGGTTGGCCGGCACACTGACCATTCAATCGTCTCTCTTTGGTGTGCAGTATCACCAGAGCGATGCGACTTCCGGCCTGTGGCTCAACCTCAACCGCGCAACGTTCTCGAACATCGTAACGCCTTCGGTCAATGCGGCTTCTGGCCCTTTGACCACGGCGTTTATCCGCGCTGCGCTGAACCGTGTACGTATGAACCTTGGCGATGATTGGTTTAACCAGAATGACGCCAAGATGGTTGCGTATGCGCACCCGGCGCAGGCTGATGCTTATGAGGCTCTGGCAATCACCGCATCCGTGATTTACAAAGACCCCACAGGCAATCAGAAAGTGGACCTGATGTTCAACAACCAGCGCGGGCTGAGCATGAGCAACGTGCCCGTGAAGCAGTCCATCCACCAGGACCGCACCCGAGTTGATTTCCTGATGATGAACTTCTGGGGCCGCATCGTGGCGACGGACACAGGGTTCGTGAAGTTCGGCAACAACATCCTGTGGCCGCAATACTCTGGCGGCACGCAGTTGGTTTCTACCGAGATGTTTTATCTTAAAGCTGGGCTACAAATTTATAATAGAAATCCGCTCAGCGGTTCATACATCAAAGCCCTTTCTCTTCCTGCTGGTTCAATTTACTAGTTTGGAAGATTTCGTTTGATTGCAGCGGAGGCAGGACGGAACGACGTTTTCAATGTCATCCGTCCCGCCTTTGCTCAATGGAATTACATGGTCTTTAGTGAGAGTAGAAAAATCCAAAGCCTTCGTGCAATAGACGCAGATCATTCCAATTGCAGCAAGTTTGTCGAGCCATTGCTGCGTTGTGTGCCTACCTCCGCTAAGAAGATTTGCACGCCTACGAGAATTAATTGTGCGTCGTACTTCTGGATGGGCCTTATGATATGCAGCGTTCTCTTTAGTCACTCTTTCCTTGTGTTTCTCGTAGTGCTTAGCGCGATATTTAACCATCTTGTTTTTATCACGGACTCTTTGTTTTTCGCGCTTGGAATATTTCTCGGGATTCAGTTTACGGTCCTCGCGTCGTTTAGCGTTTATCTCTTCGCGGTGCGCGTCATACCACGACTTCGCCGCATCTCGCGTTTTCTGCCGATTGTTCTCAATCCATTTACGGGAATTAGCCAGAGCTACGTCGGGGTGCTTGGCACGCCACGTCCGCATGTACTTGGCAACCTTGTCCTTGTTGGCTTTTCTCCAGAGTTTGTACGCTTCGGTATTCATGGAGGTATTCTATCATAAAGCCGGTTCCGGTCAGACTTCAAAAACGCATCACTGAGATAGGTGGACTGACGCCCGATGGATTGCGTCCCCTATTCCGGGTTATGCGCGGCTGTGACCGCTTTACCTTCATTGGCGGTGCATGGAAGAAATACGACACCAATGGAAACTACATTGGGGAATGGATCGGCACGCAGCGCGTCCTGAAATATCCCGAAGCGGAACAGCGGTACATTTTCGAGCTTTGGTGTCCACCGGAAAACTACGGTACCGAAGAGCAATGGAACCAGAACTTCCGCGAGTGCATCGACGGCCAATTCGTTGACACGCTCGGCCCGTATCCAGGTAATGGCGAGTACGAGCTGCTATCCCATCTTGGAATTCTTGAGCGTGTCTACAAGGACGAAAAGACAGGGAAAGTATTGAGGAAAGAGTTTGTGCCCCTTACAGAAGTGCTCTGCGATGCTATCGTGCTCACCGCGAAGATGAACAAGGAATTACCCGCCAGAATCAAGATGGAAGCGGCACGTGACCGCAGGGAAAAAGAAGAGCGCGAAAAAGAGAATCGGCAAATCGACATGATCGAGGATATGTCACGTCCCGATTGGGCCAAGGCTCCCCACATTATCGTTCCAGGTTGCGAGAAGAAAACTTCAGGAGGCATTGTTTTAGCATGAGCAAACGAGTGCAGATTTGCAGCATCGCGCCGCGTGAATTCTTTATCAAGCGGTCGTACAACTGGTCCGGTATGCGGATTCCGGCCTGTGGGCCAACGGTTCCGTACACAAGCATCTGGCTTACGGATGCGGTGGACGAGAAAATCGTTCACACATCCTACAAGCACGAAGAGGCCGAGCACATTCCGGTAACTATTCCGGTTGAGCAGATCATCGCGGACTTCTTTGGCGCGGAACAGCTCAGGGAAAACGGATGCTTCATTCCGGCTGGCGCGGAACCTACGCAGGCAGAGCTGAAGCAGGCCAGAGCCACACGCAAGGCTTACCTGCAAGGTCTGGTGCAGCAAGGCGATAACGCCTATGCCCGCGACCCAAAGGCCATTTCCGAGATACCGGGAGAGTGGAAGGCGGCGGCACTTGAATTGAATGCTGCTAAGGGCCGTGGTTGGGTATTTGCCGCACCGGAGGAAGTATCCGATTGCCCGGTTTGCGGCGAAACACTCAAGCAGGGCGTGGCGCTGTGCAAGTCGTGCGGCGCTATCCTCGACGCAGAGAAGGCCAAGAAATACGGGCTGGTTGGCGAAGCAGAGAAGCCGAAGCGTGGGCGTCCAGCGAAGAAACATGAGCCTGAGGCGGTAGCAGCGACTTAGTTCATGCCCGGCATAGGCACGACAGCTTTTAACAGTGCAGGGGACGCCTTTCAGCTTATCCGCGCCTACTTGAACGACGTTGATATTCCGCTCATCAACACGATTCTATCCGTCGTGCGAGCGGCAAATATCACGACGGTCACGACCAGCGCCCCGCACAATCTCCAGCAAAATAACATCGTGCAAATCGCCTTCGTGACCGATTCCAGTTTCAATGGCACGCAGACGGTTTCCACGGTTCCTGGCCCTACGACGTTCACGTACGTCACTACCGGCCTAGCGAATGCGAGCTCCAGTAACGGCACAGCATCGCTACTCATTCAGGGCGACACCTACATGGATGCGGTGCTGTTGCCCTTCGTCAACAAAGCCTACCGCAAGGTGCAGACGCGATTCCTTGAAGCGGGGCACAAGTCAGCGACTTCCGAAATCATCATCACGAACATGCCTGCGAATACGCAGAGCCTTACAGATTCGACTAATCCGCAACTTCCGCCTACATTCCTTGCCCCTCGTGAACTGTTCGAGCGAATTACAGGCTCCGGGCAGGCTTTTGCTCCCATGTCTCCATGCGATGACCTGCCCAAGCTCTCAGCGGGCTCAACTATCGCCACGAATGGCGTATGGAGCTGGCGCGAGGACGGAATCTGGTTCGCTGGGGCCAGCAATGCTCTCGATGTGCTGTTGAGATTCTTTGTCGCACAGACTCCGCTTACAGATGCCACCAGCGTAATGACCTTGCGGGGATGTCTTGACCCCGTGGCCTCTTACGGAGCCTATCTAGCGGGCAATTCTCGCGGATCGGCGCTTGCCTCCGGCATGAAAGAGCAGTTTGAAGAGGACATAAAAGAGTTTCTGAATCTGCACGCGCACGCTCGTCAGTATCTGACTGGAAGACGCAAGCCAAACAACCGCAGTCGCGGGCGTGGCTACGGATTCGGATTCGGCCAATCAATCTGAGTCAAACAAATCGACGCTCTCACGTCGGTAAAGGAGAAATGCAATGGCACTTGCACTTACGGTAACGAAGCAGTGGTACGACGGGAAAAAGTTGTTTGTGATGGGGACAATTGCAGGATCGGGAAGCTACGTAACAGGTGGCGACACGCTGAACCTGCAAAGCCTCGGAATCAAATCATCGCAGGTGCCATTCCAAGCCTGGATTGGCGGTACAAGCGGATATGCCTTCGGCTGGGTGCCGGGAACCACGCAGGCGAACGGCAAAGTGAAGATCAGCACTACAGCCGCCACGGAGCTAGCCGCTGGTGCCTATCCCGCTGGAATTACTGGCGACACAAACATTCAATTTGAAGCTGGTTTCGAGTTCAACCGCTAAGGAATAGTTCTTGCCCTACGACGGTTACGAACCAATCAGAATAGAGAAATTTGGAGGACTCAACACTCTCGTTGACCCTACGAATTTACCTATTTTCGCATCTCCTGATTGCCAAGACGTGGAATTCATCTACGGATTGGTTCGTACTCGTCCAGGCATCACCTCGCAATTCCCTCCGCTAGTCAGCAATCCCACAGTCAATTACCTAAAAACCTACATCACAAATGCTCTGGCGATTCGCATGTTGGCGCTCGATTCCCTTGGCGTCCTATGGAAGGAAAATCCGCAAGGGACGCTCGCAAGTGCTGGAACCATCGAAAATGCTGGGGTTTATGCGAATTCCGTATCTCAGTTTGGCCGGGAATACCTGGCCATCGGAGACGGTAAATTCGGAACATCCATCCCGCGTCAATTCGATGACACCAACTTCGACCGCGTAAGCCAAGTAGGACCAGGGGCTCCTCCTAATGTTACCGATGAAGTCACGGCCCTTATTCCCATCGCTGCATCACCTACCGGATTAACTCTAATCACGAGCGGAACTCTAAGTTTTACCGAGGCAGGCAACGTAGTAACTGCCACGTTCGCAGGAGGGGCGAATATTGTTCCGGCAGGGTCGCAGGTCGGCGATTCCATTCAGGTATTTGGCGCTGGAAGCTATAACGGAACATTTCAGATTTCAGCGATTCTAAGCTCGACGCAGCTTCAATATATCTGTGCCATTACGGGCCTGCCATTAGTGAACACGGGCGGAGTCATCTTCCAGATGGTTCAGGTTACGACCAGCAGCGCAATGCCTTTTGTGGCTGGGCAAGTAGTAGCGATAACCGGAGCCACGCTTTCAACCTACAATCTGACTTATTCCTATCGCGGTACCGTCAGTGGGACGGTTGGCAACATTTACTCATCTAGCGTTCCGTTTGGCACGGCGGCATCTGGCGGCGGGAATATCCAAGGAGGCGGCAACGTAGTAGCTGGCACACACAAAGTTGCTGTCCTCTTCGTGACGCGACAAGGCGCTTTCACTGCTCCGTCCCCAACGGGCAGTTGGATTTCTGCTGGAAATAAGCGAGCCATCGTAGCCAACATCCCAATCGGACCTTCCAATGTAGTCCAGAGGATTCTGCTATTCACCGCCTCGGGAGGGTCCAGCTTTTTCTATCAGACTTCCACGGCTGGACTAATATCCGGAAACTTCATCGTCAATGACAATACGACTACCTCTGTAACGCTCGATTTCAGCGATACCACGCTGCTTTCTGGAACGAATGCCGACCTACTGTTCCGCCAGATAGAACTTGGAGAATGCTCTGGAGTATTTTCTTCTCCGTCTGGTACTCGCCTGCTATGGACTGGCGAGCGCAAGAAAGACACCAACGGCGGGAACTTCGTCAATCTTACTTTTGATGGAGGATTCGCTCTAGGTGCTGCTGTTGGGGGTGGCGACTTGCCGCTTGGTTGGACTGGCGACCCGTCCTCTACTTTTTCGACAGGTGGAACGGTGGCTCCTGTTGGAACCGCTATCTGGGGAAATGCTTACAGGATTTCCGGTGACGGCGTGACGGCTGTTAAAGGAAGGATTTTCCAATCGGCGTATCAGGATTATCTGGGGAATCCCATATTTCAGCCGGCGACGGCTTACAGTATTCGCGTTCGCTTGCTCAATCAGCCAGGTTCTTTGCCATTTACGCAGGGCAATGTGCAATTTCAGATTTTCAGTGCCAGCGGAGGAATATCCAGTAACTTCACGGTAGCCGCCAGTTCTCTGACAAATTCCTATAAAGAATTCATAGGCCAAATCACCGCAGCATTGACGGTCATACCTAGCGACTTAGTGTTTCGTGTGTATATGGATGGCACTCCGACCTCTGCGGCTGCGGCCATCATGGACAACATTGAATTCTTTCCCACTTCCCAGCCCTATAACGCAACGATTGTGCGCGTGTCCAAAGCCTCTCAACCGGAAGTCTACGATGGTGTAGATGGATTTTTGGACATAGCTCCCTCCAACGGCCAAGCAACGCGAACGGGATTCGTAATCCGCAACAACATTTATTTGGTTAAAGAGCGCAGCCTCTATGTTACCCAGGACGACGGAGAAAACGAGGCTGCATTGTGGAGCATTCAGGAAGTGTCCGCAAAGGTGGGGACTCTCTCTGTTCGCGGGGTAGGTCTAGGCGACGAATGGGCCATCATCGCTGGGCAGAGTGGCGTGTACTACTTCGACGGCAGCGAACCGCAAAAACTATCCCAGGAAATCCAGCCTACGTGGGATGCGATTAACTGGGCATTCGGCCATCTGATTGACGTGAAGGTGGATACAAAGCGAAAACGGGTATACATCGACGTTCCATTCGGCGCTTCCACGGTCAACAATCGCAAACTTACACTGGATTATACGGATGGATTCGGCGATCCCAACCCTACGAACACGGTCAACATTGCAGGCATCGGACGCAAATGGGTTCCGTGGACTGGAAACATAGTAGGGAACTCGCAAAACTTCATCCTGCGGGCAGATGGCACGCAACCGCTATTCATTGGCAACAGTGCAGGCAATGGAAAGATTTACGGGTTGGACCTTGGAATCCTCATCAATGGAATTATCCAAAACACTGTGTTCACCGATGATGGTGTGAAGATTAACGATTATTGGCAGTCAGGATATGCACAGGATATTGGCCGATTAGACTTTGGATATCTCACCGCCAATGTAGTAGGCAGTGGCTCTCTCGGAATTGTTCTGCGCAAAGGCGATCAAGGATGGCTTGGGAATGTCCGAAGCTGGTTCATGCAGTCCACCGGATTCCGCGACCTTGAGCGGCAAATCAATCTAACCACTGAGCGCCTAGCGATGCGCTTTGGCAGCGTGGGAGTGGGCGACCATTTCAGCATGCAGGGTATTTCGGCCTACGCACGTCCGTCCGTCTCAGCTCCGCATCGTGGAGTGAACGTGTAATGGCTAAGCTCACTCTACCTAATTTGATTCAACTGAAAAAGGATTACCCGGCGGTTTACGATGATCTGGAAACCATGCGCCAGCACATCAACATCATCACAGCTGCACTCGGAGGAGCTGGAGAACCCATTGCCGCTGGTGGCATGAGCGTAAACGCAGCCAATGGAATTATCGACGTACAGTTGATCGACAAGCATCCACAGATAGGCGACGAGTACTTCGCGGAGTATGCGACCGACCCTGCATTCGTTACCGCTCACGTTGTTCCCATGCAAGCCACAAGGAATTTCAGGATAGGAAACTTGCCGGGGACTACGACCTATTGGCGCTGGTACAAAAGCTCACGCCTTGGCGGAACGAGTAACCGCGTGACATTTGGAGGTACGACTCCAACTGCTGTAGTGGCTGGCAATCTTTCTGCCAGTCCGGGGCCAACTCCGCAACCAAGCAGCGGCAGCGGATTATCGCAAATTCCAGGCTACGGCTGGTCATCGCCAACAAAGAAGTCTTTGGCATTGTGAGGAATAAATGGGCGCATTCTCTCCAGGCATAGGATTCAATTCAGGAAGTCGCAAGGGCGTAGACCAAGGACTTACGCAGCAGTCTGGATTCCTGTCCGGCCTCACCAACCAAACATTGGGACAGCGCAGCAGTGAAGCGGGATCGGCTCTCCCCGGCTATCAGTCCATGCTCGATTCCGGTTATTCACCGGAAGAAAAATCGGCCATATCGCAAGGAACTACGGGGGCAATCAGCAGTGCGTACAGCGGCGCATCAGATGCGGCCTCGCGCAGATTGGCAGCGACAGGTAATTCCGCAGGCTACGGCTCACTGCTCGGAGACTTGGCCAGAAACAAGGCCAAGGATGTAGCCACACAAGAGGGACAAAACCAAGTTGCCTTCGCTCAGGAAAAGCAGCGCCGCAAAGCAGCCGGATTGGCAGGAATCGCACAGCTGTATGGTGTGGATACATCATTTCTTAATTCTTTGAACAACGATCAAAGCCAACTGCTAGGAACAGGGGCAGCGGTATACGGTAGTCGCAATAAGAGCAGTTTCTTGTCAAGTTTTGGGCAGGGGTTGGGTTCCAGTCTAGGCACTAGTGTTGGAGCTTTTATATGATTGACCCTTCATTTTTCAGTGGCGTCTACGGCAAACCCAGAATCCCAGGAGCTATGTATGAGAATGCTCCAGATCAAGGCTACGGCGGCTACTCAGGATCGGGAACTTATGTCGTTTCGCCCGATACTTCCGTGCCCACCAGTATGAACGTCGCTCAGCAGCCCAGCGGATTTCAGGGCTTCCTGAGTTCCTTGCAACAGAATCAGCAGCAACGCAGACAAGGCGGATTAATGGGAGCGATCAGCGCAGCGCAGGGCGGGGGATTGGCGGGGCTCGCCAAATTCCTAATTTAATGGCACCTACACTTCTACCAAACATTCGCAGGCGACTAACCGACAATCCAGACGCGGCCTACGCGCCGCCGATGGATAATGAGTCTATCCTGAACGCACCGCCCTCGGGATATGGAAGCGGACCATATTCGCCGCCAAGATCAACGGTAAGTGCTCCCGTATCAGTGCCCGCACCTCCAGCGGCAAACCCTTATGCACCGCTGCAAGCGGATGCGTTCCAAAAACTTGAATCGGCATACACTGCGCCGCACGCCGGAACTTTAAGGCAAGTGCTTGGAGCCTTTGTCGGGAATCACAATCCAGCATTGGGTGGAATTATCAGTGGCGAAACTGGGCGCAATCGAGGCATCGAGAATGCCCAGCGAGACTACGAACTAATCGCCAATGCTATCGCGACCAATCGAGCGATGCAGACCGCCGACATTACAAACAGGAAAAATGCTGCGGATGCCGCAAAGCTAGAGGCCGAAACAGGCGCTATTCCAGCAAAAAGCGCCCTAGAAAACGCCCAAGCAGAAGCAGCAAATTACAAAGAGGACCCAAATCTCGGATTAATCGACCTGCGCACAAAGCAGCCCGTAAATCCGAATGCACTAGCGCCTCTATCTGCGGATGAAGCTCAGGTGCTCGGTAAGCAGGAAGGTGAGCGCGTTCCGCTGAAACTGAAAAATACAGCAAATGAGATTGTTAACCGTGGCTATACAACTGTAAACACAGAAGAAGGCGTGTTCGAACGCAAGCGGGGTGCTGATCCTACGGACATGGCTCGCCTGGGCTCCAATCCACGCATGATGTTCGCCCCGGGCGAGCGATACGTCCCAGCCGCCATGGACCCAAATAATCCCGGATCAATTACCTACGTTAAGGCTAAGGATGCAGCTGCGGCGGGCGCGGGCGCTCCGCAGTCAGCGGAAACGCAAGCCGCCAAGAGTACGCTGAAATCAGCAACCAGCGGCGACATCGCAAAGCAGTCCACGGCGTTCCAGACCGCAATGCAGCACGCCGATTTATTGAAGTCCGCGGTTTCGGCCCTTGGCAACGGTGATGAACAAACATTGAACAGCCTCAAAAACAAATTAAGTAATGAATTTGGGGTGACTGGCCCGGTAACCGCGCAAGCCATTGCCGACGCTTATCAGCGCGAAGTTACCTCGATGCTTTCCAAGGGCCACATGACGGATGCAGAAGTCGGTTCCGTTGGAAAGACGCTCAACGTTGGGCGGCAGAGTCCAGCACAGACACTCGCGGTGATCGACGCATACAAATCTCTCGCACAGAGCAAGATGAACATTTTGAAACAGCAAACTGAGCGCGGGACGCAGGGAAAGGCCAATTTCCCCGAACAAACAGACAATGCAGGTACCACCCTTCCACCAGGAGCGAAAGTGCGCGATTATACAAACCTCAAACCGTAAATGGCCGACGATTATCAGTACATAAAGCTGCCGGATGGAAGCTATGGAAAGTTCTCGGCGAATGCCACGGATGACGCGATCCGCACGGCAATCCTGAAAGACTTCCCATCTGCATTCGGAGACCTACGTACTGGTGCGGGGATGGAAGCGTCCGCGGCAAATCAGGCGAAAGAGCAGACGCAGCAACAAGGCCGCAGGCTGATGCCCGCAACGCTTGTTCCTGGACAGCAAGAAGCGGATTACCGTCGCGCATACGCAGCCCAACCCGGCGTCGTTCTCAGTGACATGGATACTGCCATGCTCGGCTTGGGTGCAATGGGTGCAGGAAGGACTATCGCCAAACAAGGTTTGAAAGCCGCGGTTAAACCACTAGTGAAAGGGGCCATTGGTGCGACTGGTGGCTCTGCGGCTGGAAGTTATGGTGGACGTGCGATTGGAAACATTTTTGGCAATCCCGAAGCTGGGGCGCAGATCGGAGCCACGATAGGCGGACTAGCGGGCGGATTTTTTGGAGGCATGGGCAACGAGCCGCTACCGGAGGAAGGGCCTTATGTGCCCGCATCAAAGTCTCCTGGTCCTTATCGCGGCCCATCATCTATTCCTAAACCGGCGATAGAGCCTACCGTCGTGCCTGCTGCGCAATCTCCAGGTGCATATCGTGGTCCTTCATCCGTCACCCCTCCATTGGGTAGTCAAGAAAATCCCGGATTTTACGCAAAACTCTCTACGCGGATGCCGAAGGCGGCAGTTGCGGAGTCGCCACAACTAAATACGTTTGCTGGTGCCACCCCAAGCAATGCTCCGTTGTCGGATGTTCCGTTGCCGGCCGCTGGCGCGTATAGCCCTCCATCTCTTGCCATTCCCGGACTATCTCGGGCACCCGCACCGCCTATAAAACCTTCGCCATTTGGAAACGCAACGCCGAGCAACGCACTGAATGCTGACATTCCAATTCCGCAAGCTGGGGCTTATAAGCCTCCGTCTGTACCTGTCCCCGGCATCACTGAAGCAGTTGCACCGCCGAGCGGCGTCAAGGGCTCAGTGGCGAAACCAAGTGGGCGACTCGTTCTTTTGCCAGAAGAAGCGCAGGCAGAAGAGAACATGCAGCGGATCGCAACCCAAAGAGCGAGTCAACACGGAATGCTCTATGCGGCGGGAATGCGGCCGGCTGGCGGAGGAAGAGTGCCGATGACGGCCACCCCGACAGTGACGGAAGGGTATGGAGGGCCGAGGTCAGCTTACGAACCACCCGATGCCCAGTATTCGCCAACTGGTGGTGCAGCGGGTCCATATTCGCCGCCGCAGTATGCCTACCGTGTTCACGATGCCGCTGCGGGACCGGAAGATATGGACTTAGAGCGCTCGCACGCACACGCGACGATGAGCCCAGAGGAAGCTCAGACTTACGCCGAAAGCAGGAATCCCGGTACTCCGCAGAAAATTTCGCGTAATGATCTAGCGGGACTAAAAGAAGGCGTGGATTTCAAACTCATGGATGGCCCGAATGGAACGAAATGGGTCAAATATTTGACGCAGCGTCCGGCATCCGAATTCGAGCCTTTCGAGTAGGTGCGGCTGGATGATCGTGGAAAATCGCATAGCCGTCCACAATTTCATGGCCCTGACACTTAGGAATGCCGCACTTGCAATCGTCGGCTTCCTCAACGCTGCGAAGCGCTCGTTCAACTTCTATGGCTGTTGGAGATTCGTCGGTTTTCGTTGGACTCATTGGGATTGCCACCATCGAAACCAGGAATTCACAAGATTTTGACAGCTACGAGGCCACAGCATGGTTGCCAGTATCGCCAGTGAAATTGCAAGCAACATTGTGCCTCCCGTGATGATTATGAAAATTCACTATGTATCTGACAATGGAGCAATCGTACTACTATCGTAGACCTTAGGTAAGTCAAACAAAATGCGAAACTTAATGACACGCTGCATGTTGGCGTTTTGCGCACTAATCTGCCCAACTCTGGCTTATGGGCAAGGGGGCGTCCCTGCCAGTCCCATCCAATTCACCGGGCCTACCGGCCGGCCGCTCGCTGGTGCCACGATCACTGTTTGTACCTCTGCGGGAACGGGTTTCCCGTGCTCTCCACTGGCCAGCATCTTCACGGATGCAGGGCTATCAATTCCTGCTTCCAATCCAGTGACCACAGACGGCAATGGCAACATCCCAGTGATCTTCGCTGCACCAGGCGTCTATAAGCTGAGCGTGACGGGCAGTGGCATCACTTCCACGCTGGTTACGGCCACGGTGGCAGGTACTGGAGGTGGAAACGTAGTTCTTGGCGCTAATACTGGCAGCATTTCCTTTACAGGAACGGAATCCGATGCAGGCGGCAACCATACCGGACCAGAGACGTTCACGGGCCTAAACACTGCCACATGTTTTGACCAACTGAACGGTGTTCTATACGTTGGCGGGGCGTGTGCGGCTGCATGGGGCAGCGGTGACATCGGCTCGCAGGTCAATGCGGCCTATTTAGTGGGCGCTTCAACAGGGGTGCATGTTCATGTGATACCGGGGGTCTACAACTTCACGACTCCAATTCTCGCCGCAACTGGCAGCAAGCCTCTATTTCTTGAATGCGCTCCCGGCGTAGTGAATAACCAAACCTCCAATGCTTCCACGACGCAGCTTAATTACACGCCTCTAACCGGAACAGCGTTGACCCTCAATACCAGTGCAGGCTCTCGCGTAACTGGATGCAGTCTATCTGGCGCAGGTGGCTCTAACTCCACTATTGGGGTAGTTCTTGGCGGCACGAACGGCTGCATCTACTGCGGTCTAAACCGCATGGATATTGGCGGTTTTGGCGTTGGTTTGCAGTTCGGGAACAGTGTTTACATCACGGAAATCAGCCAGAATTCGATTCATGACAACGGCGTGAACGGGACGCGCAACGTCTACTTTCCGTCTGGGCTTTCAGGCACCGGGGAAAATATCTTTTTCACTGGCGGGTCCATCAGCAACAAGGGCTCGGGATTCAGTACGTCTTGCTTCGACATTGAAAATGGCGGGATGCACCTCGGCATTATCAACGTATCTCTCGATCAGTGTGGGATGACCATTAATGCCGTCAATCTGGTCATCGACGTGAACGGCGGAACGCACATGGAGAATCCCAACGGTGCGACTACCGCAGATTTTGTGACCATTGGTGCGGCGGCAAACGCCGTTGAACTCAACTGGACAGGTGGCTGGATTAATGAGGACATAGCTTCAGGCGGCGGTCGTACGGAACTTGTCTCCGTAGCCTCGGCAGTGGGCAGCGCGATTATTAGCGTTAACTTTAGCGGCGGGAAATTTGTTCCCGCACAAACTACGAATGCCTTCATCAATTCCACGACGGCTTGCTGCGTTGGCCTGACCCTGACCGGCTCGCAATTCGGCAATGGTGGATCAGGATTTAGCAATATAGCCGCTGGCACTTACTCCGCGAAATCAACACTCAATTCCGCCAGTGGTGGAGCAGGAGATTTCAGCGTTACTGGACTATTGCAGGCTGGCACCAATCTTTTCTTAGGCGGCAGAATACAGAATGTGGAGACTACGATTCCCTCCGGGGTTGGCGGCTCCAATGTGCAATGGGCTGATTCCACAGACCACTTTCTAAAGTACATCCCAAACAACCAAGGCGAGCAGCATGTTCCGCAGGCGGTATTGGTATCGAGCGTCTACACCAATGCCACCACAACGCCCTCTAACATCGCGGGGCTAGCTTTCACGGTTGCGGCCAATCGTAACTATACGATGGTCTGCCAGCTTTACTATCAGGGCTCAGCATCTACAGCGGGCCTTGACGTTACGATCACTGGACCAGCGACTCCCACATCGGTCATCTATTCCTACCAAGAAACTGTAACGGCGACGACCACGCAAGGCGGTGTGGCCACTGCTTTTGGCACAAAGATTGTGGGCAATGCGACGGTGACAGCGACTACGAACCTTCCCGTGGAAATAACGATGGGCCTGCGCAATGGAGCAAATGCTGGAACGGTTCAGGTGCAGGGGTCGGCAACTGGAGTGGGAACAGTAACAGTTCAACCGGGAAGTTACTGCACGATGCAATGATCTACTTCTTGAGCTTATCAATCACCGCTGTCATCAGCACATACCCTTCGGCATTCGGATGCACGCCGTCTTTGAACACACCAGTTTGGTTCACGAGCGCCGCATGGTAGTCACAGTGCAGCACAGGAACTTCCAGAATCTGCACATTCAGCGCATCTATGAGTGGATTGAAATTACCAACCGCAGCGGGATTGATATTCGTGATGTTTTCGGCTACGGGCGGAACGGTGCATAAGATGGGAACAATTCCAGCAGCCACCGCGTCATTTACCATCGCACGAAGATTGATAACGGTCTGAGATAAATCCACTTTAGATAGATCACCACGGCTACCGACCACATCCCCTGTGCCAGCAAGAATGACAACCGTCTGCGGATGGAAGGCGATTACGTCGCGCTCAAAACGAGCTTTGATGAGCGGCGTACCCTGCGATGGGATGCCCATGTCGATGAAGTCTTGGCCGGGGAATGATGCCTTCAAGTCCCAAAATGCGGTAATGGAATCGCCAATGAATACCGTTTTACCGAAAGTAATCTTGGGATCGGCGGTAGCGGCGCAACCCGTGAGCAGTAGGCACAGCGGCAAGAGCATTCGCATGGGAGCGACTTTGTAGCATGGCCAGTCTCAATACGTCAATGGACCGCGAGGTTAGTACTTAGCTCACATGAAAACTAAAATTCTGTTTTTCTCGCTGCTTATCATGGCGATTGGCGGGAGCCTGTTCGCGCAAGTACCGACTCCCATTGTCGCTGGAGTAGTCACCGCTGATGTGGGGCGCAACAGCAACTTCAAGATCATCGTCAATCAGAACGTGACGAGCGTTGTGCTCAGCTCCTCCACTTCGCCTACTGGTGGCCAGGTAGTGACGCTGTTCTTTACTGAGAATGCTACGGGCGGATTTAGCGTATCTTTCGGCGGGAACATCTCCAATCCCTGCACGGTGAACACGGCAGCGAGCGCAACAACCAACTGCCAGTTCCAGTACGACGCAACGTCTAATACTTGGTTTGGCGCTGGCGGCGGTAACTCCTCGGGGTCCGCCTCCGCCATTTTCTCCATCTCTAATACGAATTGCAGCTTAGCCGCCAACTGCCTGCAATGGATCGATGATGATTCGACGGACAACTGTGGTGCTGCAACCACGGCCTTTTTTGCGGTGATGAATGCCTATGCCGGTCCCGGCGTCCCGCAGTTGACTATTTATGGCTCTAGTTCCGGTAAAGCCTACAAATTAGCAGCGCCAAATTGTGTCCTTCCTTTAACGAACATACACGGATTTGCTCTCCATCACTGGGCAACCATCCACTGTGCTCAGGCGGCCCCATCCTGCGTGCAAGTTGGTCCGGTGAATACTCCTGGCGTGCTTTTAACCTTCCCCAGCTTTCAATCCTACTCGATTGACGGTAATGGCGTTTTTGTTGACGGCACGAATCTTGCCGTGGGGAGTAGCGGACAGACGGGCGCGGGGGGAATCTACGTCGAGCCAATGGTCCTGAACTTCCGCATCAATGGAGTCAAGTTTTGGGGCACTGGTGGCGCTCCAGGTTTCGGTCCAACTGTTGCCACGCTTGGTAACAACTGTAACGCTTGGTCAATCTACATTGATTATCCGGTGGCGGATGGAACGGTAGAGAACGTCTATGACGCGGTAAACGCTACCAGTTCCACTGTAGGCGGTTGCGGCATGGCCAATCCCAACGGTTCAACCACTGGTTCAAATACCATAGATTTTATAAACGATACGGTAGGGACTGCCGGTTTTGTTGGCGGAACGGGTAACTGCGGAAGCATCGGCATTCTCGACGGGGGGTCCTACGGTTCTCAGGTTCACACTTTGAAATACGGATTTGGAATGAATAGCCGCCTGCAAGGGGTTGGGCATCGCCTTATTGCCAACGAAGAAGATGCGGCGAATTGTTCCGCCAAGGGCGTTTCTGCGATCTATCATGTGGGGGCTAACGGCTCAAGCGCCGTTATTCCACAAGTACTATTTTCAAATAACATCGTACAGGTTGGCAGCGGACATACTACGAATTTCATTGGTATCGCCGGGGATAGTACTGCCACGATGCTGGACTATCAGATTACAGGGAACATTACTACCTCAGGGGGTGGAGGAGCGCTTATGGCCGGCACTCCCTCATGCACCCCACACCTTACATCGCCTGGATGCTACGTCGCAGGAAATCAAAATTTCACTTCAATGCCAGCGCCCACATCGGCTGTACCTGGCTGGGCGCTGGGAGACTCCTTCATTGGCATTAAATCGCTGACCGCGCAAGCCGCAAATATCGGTTCGACGTTGGCGCTTAATGCTACAGCAACACGTACCTATCGAGTTGAGTGCCAAGTTATTTCGACGAACACCCCAACGGGTGCGACGCTGCCAGCACTCAACTTGTCTTATACCGATTTGAATTCTGGAGCTACGGCAACGCCAGCCTGCACGTCTACTGCGAGTACCAGCGCTAACGGTACGGTGGTGAGTGGATTTGCTTTGGTCACGATAACTTCAGGCGGAGCAATCAACTTCACGACTACGGGTTATGCGGCAGGAAGCGGTACGGCTTTGCAATACGCCGTGAATATCTTTGTACACACCTACGGACCGTGAGGAGCGCAACCATGAAAACAGCAGTGAGGGAACTGCTACGCGCGACGCCTGATCATCGCGATGAACCACTCGGGGCCGTCGGCAGAGCTGCCGACGGAGACCTCTGCGACCGCGCCAAGCGCTTCGCCAACATCGACCGCGCGCATGCCTGGACGGTCAATGTAAAAGCGACCGCGGCGCGGAAAAAGATTCCACTGGTGGAAGCCTTCGTATTTCTGCACGCGCCCTTCGGAAATCACGTGGTTCAACAACACGTAGCAGCCAGGCTTGGCCATCTGCACCATTTCAGTGATTGCCTTTAGCGGATCTTTGGAGTGATCGATGCTGTTTCGCGCATGCACCAGGTCGAAGGACGCCGGAGGGAGAATCGCCCGCAGATCCTCCGCGAATCCCAGCGTGGTGCGGAAGATCGGCGTGATGCCGTGCCGTACAAGCAGCTCGTCGTACGCGGGCGCGATCGGGTCGACGGCGGTGATGCACACATCTCGCCCTGGCCATTTTTTGCCGATCATTGTCAACGGGCCAGCGCCCACGTCCAAAATCTCCACGCGCGAGCCTTCGGGAGCTTCAATCGCGGCGATCAAGTATCCCTGCAAAGACAAATCGGGATTCGTACGGTCCGGCCTGACCATTGGCCACTGGTCGCCATTGAGCACGGAATCCCAAAAGGCGAGCTCGTCGGATTGGAACGCAGCCCAGCGCGCGGCCGGTCCCACTTTAGCGATCTCGCGAGCTCGAACCGTTTCATCCGAGGGGATCGTAAGCCGGTGCCAGAACGGACGGATGGTGTCACGCACAGAGAACGGCAGAAGAGCCTTAGCAACGGTCTCAACAAGTCTTTTCATTCGCGGCATTTTAGCAGAGGCGGCGTGAAAGGACGAACCATGAAAACAGCCTTTTTGCTCGCGGCTCTACTCCTTTTGTCAATCCCTGCTCACGCGCAGAGCACGTTTCTCGAATTGGGCTTGTTCTGGGGCTCGTTCTCCGGTGCGCAAGTCACGAACGCAACCACGACTATCAGCGACTCCAAGGGCGCAATCATAGCGACAGCATTAGGAGCATGGCCGCACGTCGCTTTGCCGCTAGCCTTCGACATTTACACCGTGCATGTTACGGCTCCCGCGACTAGCAGTCATCCAGGGCTGAATTACACGGCGGTGTTGCCGCTGGCCTCTGCTGTGCCGGGGACCACGTTCAAGGTTACAAGCTACGCCGCACGATTCGCATTCAGCTCAGACGGCAAGACCGGAACATTTTCCATGAGTGGAGCGGGCTCGTTTTGAGTCGTGGACGCAAGCCGAATCTGCTGTTGGCGCAGCGGGTAAGGGAATTGCTCATGGAAGGCTATACCAACAAAGAAATGATGAATGCCTTGAACCTGTCGCGCACTTCCATCCATTACCACATTAAGAAGCTGTTTGATGAAGCTGGATTGTATGGCAGCGAAACGCGCCGCCTGATGGTCTGGCTGCTGAAAGGGGAATAATGTTGATTCGCAGACTGGTTTTCGCCTCAGTGCTTCTGCTTCTCGCTCGGCCATCTCGCGCCAGTGACATCTACATATCGCAGGCGGGTACAGGTTCTGGCGCTAGTTGCACCGACCCAGCGAAAGCGATGTCCGCCCTAGCTGGCAATCCTGGCGATACGTGGCACCTGTGCAGCACGTTTACCGGCACCGCTGGTGCGCGACTCTTCACGGTCACCGGCTCTGGCACCGCTACGGCTCCCATCACCATCAAGTTTGAGCCCGGGGCAATTCTCACCGCTCCCTATTGGAGTCAGTACGGAGCCGTCAACATTGCTGGGCGTTCGTACATCGTCGTGGACGGTGCGAACGTCGGCGTCATCCAGAATACCGCGAACGGAACCGGACTCGGCAATCAGAAGCCAAGCAACGGCGTATACGCCTACCAGTGCGCCAACTGCACGACTAAGAATCTGGCCATCGTCAATCTTTACGTGCGAACGTCTGCGAGTGACCTAGCGCTTTCATCGGCCAGCCTCGTGCCGTGCATCTATTTCCCTTACTCGACTAATTTCACAATCGACCATGTAACGTGCCACGACGCAGGCTGGGCGTTCGCTGGAGGCGGAAACGGGCTCACGGTGAAGAACTCCGAAGCGTATCACGTTGATCATGGCGTAGCGTTCGGTGCATCGGGTAAGTTTAGCGGTCCAACGATAACTGGGAATCACTTCCACGACTTCGCTGCGTGGGACTCCACGAATGATACTTACCATCACGACGGCATCCATTTGTGGGCCATTGGGGCAGGGAATACGATTATTGGCGGCGTCATCTCCGGAAACAGCTTCGACGGCGACCCTGGCGCGTGCTGCACGACCGCTTACGTGTTCATCCAATGCGATGTGGAGGGAATCTCGATAACGGGCAACCGCCTCCACGTACCGAACGGGCGCAGCATCATCCCAATCGAAGTAGCGTGGTGGGATAACACAGTCTATCCCGCTGGCGCTCCGCACATGGCACACGCGACGAGAAACTCCGTGTCCAAGAACCTAGTCGTAATCGACTCGGGAAAGACTGCCGGGGTAGTCGCAAGCGGCCAGCTTAATTTCTCGTTTACCGGAAACGTGATATTCGGAGGGAACGGCGATGTGGGTTTTCCGAACACGACTCTATCGACAGTGGACAATAACACGTATCAGGACTTGTTCAAAGACAGCGGCGGACTGAATACGTGGAGCAACGGCAAGAGCTTCCACGACTTAGCTAGTTGGCAGCTAGCCTGCTCGTGCGATAAAAATTCTAGGGTTGTAAGCCTTAAATAAAATGCATGAACACTATCGCGCTAAAGGAGTATTTCGAGCATCAGCTTGCAGGCTTGAGGGACCAGCTAAAAGCCTTCAAGGAACTGATGGAAGAGCGCGACCGCCGTTACGGGGAACGCTTCCAGTCCACTGACGAAAAGACCGGACTTGCTCTCACGTCCAGCGAGAAAGCCGTCACCAAGGCGGAGGTTGCCACGGAAAAGCGCTTTGATAGCGTTAATGAGTTTCGCGGGAGCCTAAAGGACCAAGCGGCAACGCTGATACCCCGCGTAGAAGCAGATGCAAGATTCAAAACACTTGAGGACAAGATTGAGGATTTGAAGAAAGCAGCCTTGCGAAACGTGCTCACCATCGTCGGCATTCTCATTGCGGCGGCAGGCTTGCTTATAAAGTTCGGAAAGTAGGAGCAAATGAGGCCCAAGCCCAATGACTCTATGCATGATTTTCCTCGACAGTGGAGGTCTGAAGTTCGATTGGACCATCAACCTGGGGAACGTTATCGGGGGCTTGGCGTGCCTCTTAATAGCTGTGAGGGTGTGGCGAGACTTTCACTGGCGAGTTAAAAATATCGAAGATTGGCAGGAAAAACACGACCTCCATACCGAAAAGCAAGACGAGATTATCGAGCGGCTGGACAGGATCTTGATTCGCATGGAGCAATTTATCGGTATGACTGACCAGCGCAAGATGGGAACAGTTCAAACTCGCAAAGACGACTAAAAGGAGAATTAACATGGGCTCACCATTACCGGGGTCATTTCTAGGAACGCTGCTGAGTAAAACGGCGGACGGCAAAACGCTTTGGCAGTCCAAGCCGAAAGACATTGAATATCTTGTGGAAGGAGTGACCTACGAGCTAGATGCTACGCCCCAGCCTGCTACTTCTCAGCATCCTGATAGCCCTAGCAAGGGCAAAGGGTAGACCCTTACGGCTGTATCTATCGGCAGAGCTGCTGACCACGCTGGGTATCGAACTGGCTTTCCAGCTCTGCCACCAGGACGTAGAGGCGTTCGGCTACAAGCTGACGTTCGCCCTGCTCAGACCTTGGAATCTCGCCGCCGCGCTCAACATCGGCAGGCCACGCTGGGCCTCTGGAATTATCGCAATAGGAACGGCGTGGCTGGTTTATCTGGCCCTCCCCGGACCTCCGACAGTCAATTCAGCAATCGCCATCGTGCAGGGCGCTGTGTTCATGCTGGCGGCCACTTCGCTGATATTCACCGTGCCTTTCATGCTGCTGGACCAGATGGTGTACGCAACTTTGCTGGCGCTGTGGGTCATGTTGGCGGTTTTCAGCTATGGGTACGCTGTTGGCTGGGAGCTTCCAAAGTGGCACAGCTTGAATCTGTGGTTTCCCACGTTCGCATGTGTTGGCCTTTTCCTATTACTAGCGGGGTTCTCTCATCAACATGCACCTAAAAGTAGAACGTTTTACTTTCACTGACGTAAGCACAGAAGGGGAGCTATCCATAGACGGCGAGCGTTTCTGCTGGACGCTAGAGCTTCCTGTTCGTGACGGTCTGCCCGGCTCCGCTATCCCTCTCGGCACCTACAAACTGGTGTCGTATCCCTCGCCACACTTTGGACGGCTGGTTCCGCAGCTCGTGGATGTGCCCGGGCGCAGCGAGATTGAAATCCACTGGGGCAACACGGCGGCAGACACTCGCGGGTGCATCCTGCTCGGAGGCTCCATGCCGGAAGCAAACTTCATCGGCAATTCCCGCCAGATGTTTGATGACTTCTGGGCCAAAGCACAAGGGCCAATCGAGCGCGGCGAGTGCGACATCGAGATTGCGGGCGACAGGCCAAACAATTCCCAGCAAGTACAAGATGCTTTGACTGGAGAAAATTAATGTTAATCGAACTTCTCGTAGCGGTGATTGTGATGGGCCTGCTCTATTGGCTGGTCACGTTGCTGCCCATTCCGCAGCCGTTCAAGAACATCGCCATTGTCATTATCGTGGTGATCTGCATTATTTGGTTGCTCAGTTTCACAGGGCTGCTGGGCGGCTACTGGCCGCGTCATCCGGTACTGCGATGACGACTCTTCCCGGCCTATCCACGCATTGGACCCTTTGGCGCTGCATGTTCTGGCTGTTCTGGGCGGTGGCTTTCGGCGTGTGGGAGCTGTGGGCGGGCATTGACAAGAAACACGACATTCCCATGCTGACGCAGGCCGTCTGCCGCTATGTGCCGTTCTGGGTAACGCTGCCACTGCTCATCTGGGGCTTGATTCACTTCAGCGTGCGCTACTTTTCAAAGGCTTACATGGCAAGTTTGCGATGAAAGGTGAGGGCTCCCAGCCCCCTATGAACACACCATTTTGGCGTGGAGTATTCAGTGATGGCGACCAACCTAGCTTTTCGCGTGTAGCGACGGGCTTCGTGGTCGCTTTTTCGCTTGGATGGGTATCGCGCATCGTCTGGAAAACTACCACTCTACCGGACTTCGGTGGGCTGGTACTGTTCATCGGCACGCTGTACGGCGTAAACCGCGTGACCGCCGCTTTTGGAACTAAATCCACAACGCCTCCGGGGACATCGCCGCCATGACTATTCGCCCTTTAACCTGGCTGGAGATTGGCGCGGCTGTCCTGCTGGTGATTGTTGGCGCGGTCGGATTGCATGAGCATGACGCAAAGATACGCGAACAGGCCGTAGCGCAGGCGGTGCAAGACACGCAGAAACAGCTCCAGCAGCAATACTCTCAGCAGGTCAGCGATTTACAGAAGCAGATGGCGGACAGGGACAGCCAATATCAACAACAATTGAAAGCACTCGATACACGATTTCAATCAGCAAATACGCCAGCACAAACGGCTTCGCTGATTGCATCGCTGATGGGCTTAAAACAACCCATAGTCCTGTCAACGCCAGCAGCAACGCCCGCCAATCCGAATCCAGCCACCGTTGCACAAGTTTCTTCAATTGATTTCCCACAGGCGAAAGCCTACATCCAGGCTTGTGAGGATTGCAAGCTCCAAAACGCGAAACTCACCGCCGACGCTGCCACGCGGGAACAGGAAGCCGTCCTCGCGCAGAAGCAAATAGACTCGCTGAAAACAGAGAACACCGCCTTACAGGTAGCGGTCAAAGGGGGAAGTGTGTGGCACAGGACTTGGAAGGCGATGGAGTACATCGTGATTGGCGGGGCCATAGGCTACATAGCAGCAAAACACTAAGGAGGAAATATGATTTGGTATCTCGTTCTAGCGGTTGCTTGTTTGCTGGCAGGTGGCTATGGCGGTTTTATGTGGGGCGGCTACGTCGAGAAAAAGGCCGCGGCTGCGCTCGGTGCGGCGGGAGGGGTCATTGGGCAAGCAGCTAAGAAGATTGGCTAGCGCGTTTCTGCTGCTGGCTTCGTGCGCCTACGGGCAGGCCAAGCCAGACCCTGCATTGACTCCGGGTGTCGTGCACCAGCGATGCCAAGCAAATCTGCGCCAAGTCCTTCCGCACCAAACCCTATCGCAAAACCACTCCCGCGATGAAGAAACATGTCTGCGCGGAGTACCAGGTCAAACCATGCCCGCTGGCTGAAAAGATGGAAATAGACCATTTGCTCCCGCTTGAGCTCGGCGGCCTGGACGATGAGCGTAACCTGTGGGTCCAGATGGCCCCAGAGTTCCACTGGAAAGATGCCCTGGAAAACAAGCTCAAGCACCTAGTCTGCATCGACAAGACGCTTGATCTGGCGACCGCGCAAAAGGCTATTATGGTAGATTGGCCCAGCGCCTACGAGAAATATGTGGGACCGCTGCCGAAGGAGAGATGATGCCACCGTATGAGCAAGCATTCAGCGAGAAGCGGAAAGCAGCAGAACTTGAGCAAATGAGAGAATTCATGGAATGGGCTCGTCAAAAAGAGACAAAAACTGTACCGAATCTCTGGGCGCTAACCTCTGAGGATATACAATTCTTGCGCGATTGCGGCGTGAAGCCTTAACCGTTGTAATAGGTTAGGAAAGAAGGGTCGGAGGGGCTAGCTCGGCGCTGGCCCCTTTTGTTTTTGTGCCCTAAGAGTACTTTTCCACAACCTTTTTAGTACTATACCCCAGATTTTCGTTGACAATAGTTTAACAAATGTAGACACTGCTCACATGCCAAGGGAAAACAAAACCAAGACAACAGGCTTTCGCGCTACCCCGGCAGAGCGAAGGCTGATTGACAATCAGGCCAAGAAACTCAATCTTCGCCTCTCTGAATATGTTCGGCTCTGCGTCCTGAACGACATTTCCAACCGACAGAAAGCAGCGGCCTAAGCCCATGACCTCCCAGCGTCATGTAAATAATACTTGGGTCCCAGAAGTTATAGTTCTAGTACCATGCGTAACTTCTTCATTCTACAGCCAGTTAGCAAGTACTAAAACTCAAAAAGCCAGTCTTTTCTACGGCTTATTGTTAACTACGTTCCAGTTAACATATCACGCCGTTTTGCTCCACAGCAAAATGTCATCGGTGTCCAGCGATGTGAAGTGCAATATTCGCTGTTTTCCGTCTGCCACCAGCTTTGCCAAATCCACCAAGTCGTCTCGATGGTCAATCAGGAAGCGGTACACGTCGGCGCGGCCCCTCCACGAGACAGCTTCTGCTAGTTCTCGCTTGGCGCGTTTTTCGCACTGCGCGGCTAGGTCGAGGGATTTCAATTCCAATTCTTGCAACGCTGAAACGGAACACTCAACAAGGTACTGCGTCGGCGGAAGATTCACGTGGCCTCCGGGTTCGGTGCGGACGGCTTTTTAACGTTACGTGAACAGCTTGTCAATAGCCAAAGTTTAGTTGGTTGGTATAGCAAGCAGAAGGTCGGGCCAAACAGACATTGGAGTGGGTTTGCAAGCCCCAAGAACCCCCCTTTTGGAGCTAGCAGATGGAGCAAAAGCTTATGCACGTTGTGCGCCTGAGGCTCACAGACGAGATGCGAGAAGAAATCAGGCGCTTCATGGTTGCGGATGACCGGCGCGTCTTTGATGAGGCTTGCAGGCACTTGCTGAGGATGGGCTTACAGGCGAAGCGCGACAAGGCCCTAGGCGTAGAACTTTGTGAAACGGCGTGTCACGCGAGGCCTAAGCCGCCTACACGGGTGCCATGTGAAGCGCAAGAGCGGAGGCGAGCGTGACGATACAGCAAAAGGGGCAGATTCTTTCTGACTTGGTTTTGCAAATAGCCGTCCTAGCCAAAACGCGCAATGAATTATCGCAGTCGCTTCAGGCCGTAGAAAATGCCCTTCAGCGCGCAAGGGACATTAAGCATTTCGTGGAGGGCGCATGACCTTGAGCAAGCAGCAGAAAGAGCAAATCGAGAACTTCGTGGCCGGATTCTTTGAGCGCAGCGAGGACATTCAGGCTGTCAGCGAGAGCATCGCTACGCGCATCGAGCTACGCCTTATGTTCCGCGAGACGCGCCAAAGAGAAGCACAGGAGATGCCAAATGGACCAGCAAACTGAGCTAGCCCACTTCACCGGAGAAATAGATGAGGGCTACTGCCCTGATTGCCTGAAAAGGGTGTGTGAGTGCCCTGACTTCCAGCAACTGCTGAGCCATTGCGCACGGATGCAAAACAAAGAGGCCTCACGAATCCTGCTCAGTGCCCACCAGTACGTCTGGCTGGATTTGAGCTTGCCGTGGCGCGTCCGGTTCGAGGTGTCCTCTTTGCTGTGGAACAAGGCTTTGTCGCTGTGCAGGGAAAACATGTTGGGGAGGGCAGCTTGAGCGAAAACGGAGCAATCACACGAATCGATGCGGAGATCGTTCCAGCCGCTGAATCTTTAGTGCTGATGCCGGTGATGAACATTGCGATGGCGAAGCAGCGCCTAGCGGAGTTTCAATCTTTCATCAAGGAATATCTGGTGCCCGATGAGGACTTTGGAACAATTCCAGGCACACCAAAGCCTACCCTGCTAAAGCCGGGAGCGGACAAGCTCTGCGAAATCTACGGACTTTCCGACGACTACATCATCGAGAAGTCTGTGGAGCGCTTCGACACCAAGCCGGAACTGTTCGACTACACGGTGAAGTGCATCCTTAAAACGCGACGGGATGAACGTTTTATAGGCGCGGGCTACGGCTCCTGCAATTCCTTTGAGGGCAAATACCTCTATCGGGATAACCGCCGGAAGTGTCCCCTGTGCGGCAAGGAAGCCATTATTCGCGGCAAAGAAGAGTGGGGTGGTGGGTGGACTTGCTGGAAGAAGAAGGACGGCTGTGGGGCGAAGTTTCCTGATGGCGATAAATCCATTGAGGGACAAAGCACCGAGAAATCCTACAATGACGACATCCCCACGCAGAAAAATACCATCCTCAAGATGGCCAAGAAACGGGCCAAGATCGACGCGGTTATTGCGGCTACGCGCTCCTCCGGCATCTTCACCCAAGACATTGAGGACATTGTTGAGCATGACAACGGCGATGGCTCGGGAAGTAGGGCAGCGGCGCAGGCCGTCGCCAAGCAGAAGATTGCCGAGCACGAATCCAAGAAAGCCGAGTTAGTTCCAAGGGCGCAAATTCCAACGGGGGGCATCAATCTACCGCCAGTGCCCTCCGCTGCGCCTCCTGAGCCTAAAACAGGTGATGGCCCGGACACTGATTACATTCACGGCATTGTGAAGCGCGTTGTAGACAAGAAAACCAAGGAAAAGCGCGATTACAAGGAAGTGGGAATGCTCGACCAGCACGACCGCGCCCTTACGCTCTCTTCGTTCGACAACTTCAAGCTCTCCGATGGAAGCCTCTGGCAGTACCTAACACAAAGCGCTGTGGGTCAGTTGGCCACCTTCGTTGTCGCCAAGAAGGAGAAAAACGGAAAGCAGTTTATGAACATCATCAACATCGAGAGTCTCGGAAATCATCGCTGGGAGGATGGCGTAGGAATCATGGACCGCGACATCTGGCCAAAGACAGCCAAAGAAGAACCACAGGTTCCTCTGGACTGACATGGCCACGATACGAGAAGAGGCGGCACGGCTTCGCTTCCTAGTCAGGAATGGCCGGGGGGACGAAAAGGCGCACGTTGTTCTGATTGAAGAAGAAGCACGCAAACGCAAAGAGAATGCTGGGCCGAAACCAAAGACGCGCTTCCAATGGGATACAGATTTCCCAGAAGGCTATTCAGAGCTGAACGAGGGCAAAGACAGGCTCATGCAAATCATCGTCAACAAGCAGGTAGCCATCTCGATAGCGGCAAAGCTCTGGAAGGAAACCCCGGAGAGCGTGCTGCGCGAAATGGCGGAAGGGAACTGATGACCCAGCCAACCAAAGTCCAAATAGACGTATGCCTGGAGCAGCTAGAGCGCAACGAGTTGGACCTGGACGCCAAGGTGAAAGCACGCACGGTGATTTACGAGCGGCAATATCCAGGCTTTGAGGTTACTGGCGCTGTGCTGCGCAGGCTATTCTTTTGGGGTGTGCTGCTGTGCGTAGCGATTTGGTGGGTGTGGCCAAGCCGATGACATTGCATGGCCAAAGTATGACAAGCGATAGAGGCAGGAACAGCCTCCCGCAATGGCGTAGCAAGAGTGGCGACGGTATAGGCATATATCGAGCGTCACAACTCGGATGGGAAGTCATACCCTTAGCGCAGGTTCCTGCCCGAGAATTTTCTAGCAAGCATGGGGGTCGTCCATGAGTTTCCAAAATCTACAGGTCCTTACCGCTTTACGCTCAGGCCCCAAGACCACAGCGCAGCTAGTGATGGGGCTCAGAATCATGTGCGTGACCAAGCGCATCAGCGAGTTACGCAAAGCAGGGTATCAGATTACATCGAGCGAGCGGCGCGAGAACGGCAAAAGAATAGTTACGTACAGCTTGGCGGAAGAGTTTAGGTTGACGGCGTAGCTTTACTGGTCGGTGAAGCGATGAAAAAACGAAAAAATATTGCGGTACTGGTATTGACAGGTACGCGCAACTACTATAAAAGTGCTATTGCGACAGGATGCTATTTGTGGCAGGCAGCGTCCCTACCTTTGAACCGTAGCCCGTTGCCTGTCACAAGTCTCTTGTCGAAGAGAGCGCTACGGTTCAATGAAGTCTTACCATTTATCCAACCTTACGCAGCTTTCCCAGCCAACAACCGAGCAGATAGCGTTTTATGGCTGGCTTGTTACCGAGACGCTCCAAAATCCCTCGTCATTCCAACGGACAGGGTCGGAGGGTTGGACCCCGCGAACGCGAGCGTCTCAGCAACAGGCCAGCGTCTGCCAGCGATGGGCTGGAGCAGTGGGCCAATTTTTAACCACACAGATCACTCCGTCCAGAAATCTCCACCAATCCGAGAACTGGCATACCGCAAATGTGTGGCGGGGTGTTTTTATTTTGATACCTCAGTATTCACTGGCGAATATCTTAGGGAGAAAGCTTCTATAAAACTGGCCCGTGTGGGTCTGTACGACCAGCGACAAGCCTTCGGGAATAGAAGCCGTACCCAAAGCCAGCCACTAAAGATTTCAAGGTCAACCTCAGGAGCTCTGCGGGAAAAAGGGGTTGTGTCTTGACAGCCCTTGAGCGCTTTCAGAGCGAAATCACCGATGCAGATATCGAGCGCTGGCAGCAAGTATTCAATCAGGTTCGCGTAGGGCATGAAATCTTGAAGATGGAGACATGGATTGAAGCGAATCCAAAGAAAGCGAACGAGCGCAGGAACTGGAAGCGATTCGTTGTGAACTGGCTATGCAAGAACCAGCGAGACATGGAAGCCATAGACCAGCGAGAGATTACGTGCCATGAGATACAGCGGGCGATTGCGAGGAATTACTAATGAGCTCCACAAGTGGATGGAAGCTTTTAGCTTTGATGCTCCTGATTCCATTTGAAGTTATGTGGTCGGGTTTCGTGCTCGTGAAGCTATGGGCATGGTTCATAGTTACCACATTCGGAGTAGGGCCTTTGCGTATACCGCAGGCCCTTGGTTTGAGTCTAGTCGTGCATTTTATGACTAGCAGTAGCAGCGATGCAAAAGAGAAGCGAGGGTTTGGCGAAGCAGCAGCCTTAAGCATTGTCGCACCGTTGTTCGCATTATTTTTCGGGTGGATTTATCACCTATTTCTGTAGGGGTCGGGGGCCAAGGCGTAGCGGTGACGGTCAGCGAGTGTGGGGAGGTCGGGTGAGCTCGAAGCCAGTGATAGGTAAGCATGTCAATTTTGCTAAGCCGATACGGTCAAAGGATTTGGCGCCTGTGCCGCTGGATTTGCAGCTCAAGCTTATCGCGCTGGTCCGCTCTCTCCCTTCGAGAAAACAGCCATGAACGCTGGAATGAGTTGCTGCCCAATTTGCAGGCGTATTTGGTTGGTAACACCGTTCGATGATTGCTTGCTGCCAGCTTGCGGATGTTACGGCGATGATACGTCGGAGGCTAATCCTGAGCGGCCCTGCCAGCATTGTGGAATCGAGCACGCGCTTAACTGCCCGAAGAGGAAAACGGCGTGAGCCTAGACCGCGAAATATACGAGACGGAAACAAAGCTACGCCGATTGCGCAAGGCTCGCAATAAGCGTAAGAGAGCACGTCTGGGCCTGCCAGCCAAGCGCAAGGGGACTGAGACGTATTGGCGCAAAGGACATGAATACTTGGGGCCAGCGGGAAAGTTTGAGCGACGGGCTGAGGTCTATCGCAATGCTGGCGGCGTCCTACAGGTGTTCCATGACGGCATTGTCGGCACTGTGGAGGATTTGAAGCCGGGAATGTGTCAGGGATGCGCTGAGACGCACGAAGTCGGCTGGTATGAAGGTGAATGGCACCACAACGTAAAGACGCTTGGTGGCAGGCGCTGCGACTGCGCTGCGTGTGGATTATGGGTATGTTCTGACTGGCACAAGCGCTACCACAACCGCGTGACCCGCTTTGGAGAGAAGGTTTGAGCAAGGACCCTACAGAAGCACAGCTATTGCTCCAGACGCATCTGCGGGAGCTGGGCATAGACACGGTGCTGGAGCATAGGTTCTGCGAGACACGCAAATGGATGTTCGATTTGGCGGATTTGGAGCGGCGCATCGGATTTGAGTGCAACGGGCACTTCGGCGGCAAGCACGGCGCCGGCTGGTCGAACGATGCGGAGAAGATGAACACGGCGCAGATGATGGGCTGGAGGGTACTGGTATTCGCGAACAGGGACGTATTGCGCGGCAAGGCAAAGGAATGGCTGGCAGAGCATTTGAGTCCAAGGAGCTGACTTCTTTAGAGCGATGAAACGGGACCAAGAGTTTTGGGCTTAATACCAAACACTTGTCACCAAAGTTTTGTAGTGGGCCACGGATTTTACTTTTCACAAGGGAGAAAGCATGGCTGAAAACGAAATGACGGAGTTGCAAGAGATTCTGGAGTCAGCGCCGCCGCGTTCACAGCGCCACGTGCGCCCCGATGAATTGGCACAAGCTACCGAAGGCGAAGGGCGCAAGATTCCATCCGAGCACACTCAGTGGGTTGTGATGCCGAACGCAATGTATGCGGCGGCAGGTCCAACTACTGAACATCTTCCGGTCGGCGCGTACTGCTTGGAATCAACACCAGCGGGGATATTTTTCGTTGCCAAGAAAATTCTCACAGACACGCTGATTGATTTGGGCAATTCTAATTCGCTCCGCGTCATCGAAGGCATAAAACTGTTCTGGAAGCGCAAACAGCGATTCATTGACCGGGGCATTCTCTACAAGCGCGGCATTCTGATGTGGGGACCTCCAGGCTCCGGCAAGACAGCGACGCTAGCCCTGCTAGTTGAGGACCTAATTAAACAGGGCGGAATCGTCGTACTCGTCCAGCATCCGAGCCTTGCTGTTCACGCTTTGCGCCAACTGCGGAAGATTGAGCCGGAACGACCGCTAATCGTTGTGCTTGAGGATGTGGAAGAAATCATCAACGCGCACGGCGAGCACGATTTGCTGGCCCTACTCGACGGCGAGCATCAAACCGATAACGTGGTGAACATCGCCACAACGAACTACCCGGAGATGCTGGGCGCACGAATCATTAACCGACCGTCGCGCTTCGATGAAGTTGTGAAAATAGGAATGCCCAGCGCTGAGATGCGTGAACAATACCTCTGGCATCTGCTCGACAGCGAAGTGGAAAAGCATCCCGTCGCGCAGTGGGTGCGTAACACTGAGGGAATGTCCATCGCCCACCTGAAAGAGCTTGTTGTGGCGGTGACCTGTTTGGAGCAGCCCTACGAACAGGTAATCGCGCGGCTCAAGACGATGAAGAGCACGCCGAAATCAAATATGTACGACCCCGGCGACATCGGATTCGGCTCGGCAAGCAATCAAGCAAAAGCACCGCAGGCGTGGACGGCGGAAGTACAGATCCGACGCTGAGCTCAGCACGACCGAGGCGAAAGGTTAGCGGGGAGGGGGCTTATGAGCAGCGTAGAGCAGGGGGCAGACGATAACTTTTTAGAGCTTGTGCCGGTGACGCTGGACGAGGCGAATGCGTTTGTCGAGAAGTTGCATCGGCATCATCGGCCTGTTCCGGGAGCGAAGTTTTGCTTGGCCGTAGCGAATAACGACGGCATTCGCGGCGTGTGTATCGTTGGCAGGCCAGTGAGTCGGATGTTGGATGACGGATGGACGCTCGAAGTCAATCGCACCTGCACGGATGGCACAAAGAACGCCAATTCGATGCTCTACGGGGCAGCTCGCCGTGCGGCATGGGCAATGGGCTATCGAAAGCTGATTACCTACACGCTGCCCGAGGAGGGCGGCTTCAGCTTACGCGCAGCGGGGTTTACGTTGGTCGGAGAAGCGGGAGGCGGCAAATGGAGCCGAGAGAGCAGGCCAAGGGTGGACACGCACCCGCAGCAAAAGAAGCTCAAGTGGGAAGCGGAGGTCCAGCCATGAGCGAGCTAGGGGCAAGGGAGCGCAAGTTCATGAGGCCAAGTATCGACACTTCAGCAGGACTTCCTGCATTTGCGACAATGATACGCAATGCCACATTGGAAGAGGTTGCGGCTTTCGTCGAGACGCACTATTGCATTATTGACTCATCGGAGCCAGGCGGATACAAAACGTGCGAGCGGACTAAGCATCCAAATGAGCCGTTGGCGCGAGCGATACGCGGATTGAAAGAGGTGCAGCCGTGAGTGGCGGGGTTGGTGAAAAGAGGGAGCAAGATAGTTTGCGAGCAGCTTTGGAGCGAGCCAAGAAAGCCCTGGGAAATGGTTCAACATGGCAGCAAAGGGCCGACGCTTGGAAAGTGTGTGATGCGGCGCTGACGGCGGAATCATCCCGCGAAGCAGGGACGCTACCAGATTTAGAATCTCTTGCTGCGGACTTCCATCGTATATATCAAGCCGAAGCGAAACGACAGGGCGATGTGCGCCATGCGGATAATTACGAAGATTTGCCAGAGAACGTCAAGGATTTTGACCGTGCGCTTGCAAGGCATGTGCTCCTAAACTTTGGGGCTGCCGAGCCGCTGTCTCAGCCTGTGGAGCAGCCCTACGAGAAAACGCCGCAGCCGCAGGCGCAGCCACATAATCTAGACGGAGTGCAAGTACTGATGGAGGCTAGTAAGAATTTGCTCGAAGCCTGTTACCAAGCCGATGCGCGAGAGGAACTGTCCGAGGAAATCGACGGCTCGTTGTTAGACGCCGTGCGCGATGGGTTAATTTCAGCCCACGTTGCACTGGAGGCCCTCGAAAATGCGCGGGCCAGCAGCGGGATAGCGGGGGCGGGGGAGAGCAAATGAGCCGTTCTGGATATTGCGACGACCTTGATAACTGGCAGCTAATTAAGTGGCGCGGGATGGTTGCTAGTGCGATTCGTGGGAAGCGTGGCCAGCAGTTCTTGAGGGATTTGCTCGCGGCACTGGATGCCATGCCAGAGAAGGCTTTGATCGCGGAAGAATTGGAAGAAAACGGAGAGGTCTGTGCGCTTGGCAGTCTTGGGCGGGCACGCGGCATAGACATGGAGAAACTTGACCCGACAGAACCCGAGGAAGTGGCAAGCTCTTTCAACATCGCAACGTGCTTGGCGCAGGAAGTGGTTTATGAGAACGACGAAGGTACATGGCAGCGAGACGAAACACCGCAACAGCGATGGGAGCGGATGAGGAAATGGGTCGTGAGCAAACTGTCGCAGCCCACAGCGGTAGAGGCAAAGGAGAAGCCGTAAATGTGTCCATGCAACTATCCGTGCCCACTCGACTGCAAATGTAGCTGTCACTGGCAGCGAATCATAACGCTCAACGTTGGCGAGTTGGACGGTGAGAGCCTAATCGACATGAACAATACCGCGCATGGATACCGAGGATGGGGACCGCCAGCGCAGGCAGAGGAGCCGAAACGACCATGAGCGTCCAACGATTTTTCTACGCTTTGAACATGTGGAGCATGGGATGGGATTTTCGTCGCGCCTGGGAGTTTTGGGGCAGTCGCACAGGGGAGATTCTGCGGGGAAGAAAGGGACGGTAGCCATGACCGAAAAACTGGAGCAGCCACAGGGCAGCGAAACTAAGCCCGTGTCCCAGCCAGAACGCAAACATGACTTAGCGAAATGGGATGACATGGCGTGCAAAAATTGCGGCCTGGGCATCGGATATTGGTCGAGCCAGCCAGATTGTCTTACGCTGGAGCAGCAGTTGCAGACTGGCCAGCCACAGACCCGCGAAGCCGTGGGCGAGCCGCGCCTAGACGGGCAGGATGACATTCTCGCGGCGCTTGGCGATGCGATGGCCGAACGCGGATTGAGCATGTACTGGAACGTGAACAAGATGGATGAATCAGCGAAAGCATTGCTGGATAGAGTCGCTGACGCGGCGTTGCGTGCAGCAGGGCAACAAGAGCAGGCCACACAGAATAGCATCCACGTCAGCAACCCTAACGCGGCGGAGCGCCGCCAAGTGAGCTTCGTAAATACTGTGAGCGGGCAACAAGAGCAGCCACGCGAGCAAGTAGAGGAAGCCTTGGCAAAGTGGAACGAATACATCGACAAGATGCGTGTTGGCATCCACGGGCTCGTGACCGAGCAATCGAGAGAAATGGCAAGTTTACAGTTAGAAATGGCGGAGCGTTTTGTTCAAGACTTGGCTGCGCTGGCCGCTGCACCACCGCCAAAGGGGGCAAAGTGATTAAACACTGGCTTGAATACGCTATGGCATACGATTCTGACCATTGGCCCGTTATGCGCAACTGGGAGAATTGGGCGTTCTGCGCGTTGTTCATTCTGGTGCCCGTTGGCTTGCTAGCTGTTTTTATCATCCTGCCGATGCTGCGTGTCCTCCCGTCTAGCGAGAAGGAGAAGCCTTGAGTGAGCGTGAAATCACATATGTTGAAGTGGCAGGTAGGCAGATATTGGCGGCGCTGTGCATCTGTCCAATCTGCAAGACGCTAGATTTGAATACGGGATTCCGGCCAAATGACACACTGGATGGCCTTATCGCGGAATGTCCGCTTGGGCATGAGTGGGAAATCCCAAAAGAGAGCGTGGCATGAGCACAGCAAGAGCGAAGGAGCTGGCGCACGATTACGAAGTTTGGTGCGACCATATTGATGATCGGGACCCCGCAAGGCTAGAAGAGATGCTGGCCGGGGCGCTGGCTGCGGAGCGGCTGGAAGCCTACAACGAGGCCGTGAATGATGCGGCTCGGGCATTTGTGGACTATATCGCTCCTAGGCGTTTTATGAAGGTAGCCGAGGCAATGGAGATTGCTACAGAATTGCGGGCCCTGGAGCAAGCAGCTAAGGGGGCGAAGTGAGTGTTCGCTATACAGGATGGGGCGGCTGTAAGTGGCGCTGGAGGACCGAGAATACCCGCTTCGGCAAGAAGCTCACGGCTATTGTTGGGCCGTTCGTAATTTACTGGTACTACGGAAAGCCACCGTGCCCGCATAAGTGGCGACCATGCGTGGTCAACTCGTACACCTACGGCGAGCAGAAGCCAGCGAGAATATGCGACATTTGTAAGGATTGGCAGCCGCTTACACCGGAGCAATTCTATGCTCAATTCGGAGAATCTTTTTACGCGGCAGCAAGATGGGGCAAGCGGGGAGCAAGCAGCTAAGGAGAAGCCGTGAGCATCTGGAAATTCGTAGAGAAGCTGAAGAATAGGCCGCCAAAAACAGCACGTGAGTTTGCAGGCTTCCCAGAAGAGCTTGAATGGAAAGAAGTTGGGCCGACGCAGGACGATAGAGTCATGGCCGATGGCCGCCCTGCTTGGGCTTGGTGGAATGAAATTCAGGCGCTGCGGGCGCAGGGGCCAACGCTCCAAAAACAGGCAGCCGATTTGAGGGAGCAATACAGAGTCTTGCGATTGGCTGAATGGGCTTTCATGCAAGACGCAGTGAGTGGCGAAGTTTTGCTGCGGATAAAAAGATTGCCGCTGTGCTTGGCACAGGACCCAGAAACCGAAATCCTTAATCACCCCGAAAAGTATTGCAGTATTGAGAGGGCGGCAGCTAAGGAGAAAGAGCCGCGGTGAGCGAAGAGCCGGATTCTATTTGCGAGCAATGCGGGGCGCAATATAGCCACTACGAGACAAATGCGGATGCACGCTTTGACTTCTGCTCCAAGACTTGCGAGGGCCTTTATTGGTTGGCGATGGAGAAAGAAGTTTGACTAAGCGTGGCCAGCGCCTACTGACCGTCGAGCAAGTGGCTCAGATCAGGCAACAGCACGCTTACGGGCGGCGTACAGGCGTTATCGCCAAGGAGTTCGGCATATCCACGCATCATGTTTGGGCTATTGTTAGCGGGGCTCGCAGGAAGGAATTGAGGAGAGATTGAATGGACACACCATTTGAGAAGTTCAAGGTTTCAGCAGCCTATAACCAAGTGGGGCAGTTCTATGTTCACGTTTGGCCCACGCGCTACGGAGGCGCCGCGACTGGCATCGTGGACGAATCACTGGTTGAAGCCGAACAGCAGGCATTCATTGAGCAGGCCATCCATGAAAAGCTAGACCGCGCCAGTGGTAACAAAACATTGGCGCAATAGTACTTGAATCCTGCCCATAATTGTCTACAGTATTCGCAACCAACCAACGAATGCCTCCTCGGGGCAGCCCAGCTTGTCACACCCCAAGCCCTGCCCCTGATAAAGCGAGAGTTGGAAGGGGAATAGTTCCGCGCATCCGCCTAGCGCGTAAGGTCGGAAGTAATGGCGTGGATTTGCCCGAAGGATTTTCTTTCTCTAATGCGAAGATATAAGCTAACTCGCACGCTTCGTAAGTGGCTGAAAACAAGCTGGAATTACACGGCACCCAAAGACGCGATTGCCATCAACACGAATTTGCCAGTACCTGAGCGTTTCAAAATCTATACATCAGACTGAATGCCCACCAAGCAATTCTTAATCTATCACCCAGACGGATCGGCGGAGCGCGTGCGCACGGCAGAGAAAGAGCAGATGCTGCTGGCTGGTGAATTGCGCAAGGTTGCTGAGGGGCGTTTTGAGTTCATCGGCCAGCGCAAGACATTTATATTCCACAGTTTCAAGGAGTTAGAGCGCATCGCGCAGCTATTGAATGTCACGCCCGAGCAATTGAAACGTTACTTGGCAGGCCATTACGTGTGGGAGATCGACGAAGTACGGTTACGCGAGCTAATGGAAACGCCCGAGGCAATGGGCTTGCGGCTCGACACTCCCAGCGGACCATGCTGCAAGTTCAATCCAGCTTACGCAGCGCAAGAATTTGAGCGGCGGGTGCTTCAGTTACAGACATGAGCGAGCCAAAAACAGTTAAAACTCATAATGCGCAATACGTTGGCGATTTCACGACTTTCGGTGACTACCCAGCTATAGAAACTACGATTGCCAGTGGCTCAATGTATCAAGCGGCGTGGGAGCGTGAGAAAGCGCACAAGGACCGCATTCGCGCAGTTCTCAGGCGCTACCTGCAAGACGAAGTGATGATTCAGCAGATGGTCGCGGAGCTTTACAAAGCAGAAACAGCATGAGCGGTCGGCCAGCCAATTACGCACAGTGGCGCAAAGAGCAGCTCTTGGCGATACCTCCGAGTGTAGCTCAGCAATTAAGCGCGAAAGCTCAGGGATTCGGCAGCGAAGATTACCCCGGCCAAGCCTATTTCCACGCGAACAACCCGAGCATCAAGCGAGCAGAAGAGAATGCTGCGCTCAAAGAACAGCAAGTCGCATCATTGTGGTTGGCAATGGTCAGAGACATTAGCGTTAAACAGCGCATAATCAAGCACATAGAAAACGGCCCAGCGAGAGAGCGTGAGGCGTTGAAGCGAGCATGAAGCAGAAACTCACCCCGCAGCAAAAACTCCTAGTCAAGAAGCTTGCGGAAGGAATGTCGATAACAGAAGCTGCGAGAGCGGCAGGCTATGCAGATAACGGCTATGTTGGCCAGCTTGGTTCGCAAGCGCTTGAGGCTATTAGACTTAAAATGCCAGAAGTATTGGAGCGTCATGGACTCACGGATGATTCGCTCGTAGAAAACTATCTAAAGCCAGCGCTCAAAGCAGAAGAGACAGAATTTGCCAAGTTTGAGGGGCGCATCACTGACCAACGGAACGTAGTCGCTTGGGGGCCTAGACTTCAAGCGTTGGACATCGCCTTCAACTTGAAAGGGAGTTACGCGCCTAAAGTAGCAGCCGGTTCTAGTACAGCCATTGCAATCAAGGTGATTGTTGAGCACATCGGGCGACGAAATCAGGATTCGGTTACAGCCGAAACAATCTGATCTATGGAATCTTTGGGACGGCAAGCACTTTACGCGCATTGGATTCGGCGGGGCGCGTGGCGGAGCCAAGAGCGGGGGTGGACGCCGCTGCATGTTGCTGCGGCGGCTGAACTACCCCAAGACTACTGGCTTGATCTTGCGGCGGACTTACCCGGAGCTGTATCGGTCGCACATTGTGAAGTTGTTCGAGGAATGCCCTCAGGTTCGTCAATGGTACAACGAGCAGCGCAAAGAGATAGTTTTCCCAAACGGTTCCAGGTTGTTTTTTGGTTCTGCTGAACACGAAAAGGACATGAGCAGTTTTTACTCGGCAGAGTTCGCAGACATTATGGTGGATGAGGCGCAAGAGTTCAGCCAAGGCGAGCTTGAGAACCTGTCGGGCTCGAATCGCTGCACATCCAACGGAAACATTAATCCAGCCATTTTGTACACCTTCATGCCGGGAATGAGCGAATCGGGATTACCTCCAAAGGGATTGAGCTATCTCAAGCGTGTTCTGGTGGATGCGGATCGACGCGGGGAAGAGAATCGGCAGAAATGGACCTTCCTGCAAGCGTTTAGCTGGGACAACATCGAATGGGCGCGTAAAGAGATGGAGCGCGACGGCGTATCGGAGGAAGAGTTTTATTCCTGGCCGAATGATGTTCGCAGGGAATACTTCATCGAGCGCACGGAATACGGGGCGTCTCTAGCGGCCATCACAAACACATATCTACGCGAGGCTTGGCTGTTCGGCAAGTGGGGCGTGTTTCAGGGCCAATACTTCCCGAACTTCAGTTATGAGAAGCACACTAAAGATGCCGCTGAGATTTCCATCAAGCCGTGGCACAAGTGTTGGATTTCCGGTGATTGGGGCCATGACCATCCGGCCTGCATTCACCTGCATTCTGAGGATGAAAAGGGCCACATCACGACTTTCGCTGAACTATGGGGCAGGGAGATTGGCGAGGCGGAACTTGGCCGGCGCATTGGTGAGATGTGTGGTGAGCGGCGTTTTGTGGAGTTCTGGCTATCGTGGGACGCCTTCGGGAAGCTGAATCCAGCCACTCGCAAGTCCATTACGGAAATGATTGGCGCGGCGCTTCCTGTTGGCATCCCAAAGCCTACGCCCGCCGACGCTTCGCCCGGTTCGCGCATTAGCGGCTGGCGGCTGATGCACCAATTGCTCGATGCCAATATGTGGACTATCTCGCGGGATTGCCCAAAGCTGATTGAGTGCCTGCCAACGCTCATTCGCGACATGGATCGCAACTCCGAGGACGTTCTCAAGGTGGATTACAGCGAGAACTATGTTGGCGATGATGCGGCAGACTCAGCGCGTTACGGCCTACAGAACATGCTCTCACCTAGCGGGAAGCCTTTCACGCTGCGGGTAGAAGAGCGATTGCAGCAAATCAGGGCAGCGGAGCCTGAGGCGAGTTGGACACATCTGATGATGGCCAAAGCCAAGATTGAACACGAAGAGACGATGCGGACACCACGGCCTACGCGGATGAAGCGACACTGGCGCTTTGCGAGGCCGAATTGAGCGGGATCGTAAATGTCGCAGATGTTTACAGCGCGGCCATTCGGCTCGCTCACACGCATAACCAAGTAGTGGGAGAAAAATCAGACTACTACATAACGCTTGAGCAGTTGGAAGCCATTCTCAGCGAGAAGCAGCAAAATGGCCACTAACTGGCGCGAATGGTTCAAATCCTCCTATACCCGCTTTCTAGAGCAGGAAGTCGAGCGCCTACGCAGTGAGGTTCGCCGCTTAATGGACGCAGCGCTGGAGAGCAAGGGATTGCCGCCTATCACGAAGCCAGCCCCAAGTGAGCCAGTTCACATGCGCCAACGCCTCACACCCAGCCAGTTCAAGCGAAAGATGGAAGAGATGAGCGGAAAGGTAAACGATGCCCAAAACTAAAGGCCGTCCACCGAAACAGCCCGTCAATAAAAAGACCTTAGAAGCACTCGAACGCAAGCTCAAGAGCTGAGAGGAGCCCATGATGCACGTAGACAACGTACAAGCCAATCTCGATGGTTCAATCACCATAACCCTTACAGAGTTCATGAATCCGACTGTGGGCGCGACATTCGCTGGGGCAACGATAAGCGGTTCCGCTGTTCACAATGGCGGTGGCGCAGTGGCAATCACCGTCAACGTGACACCTGGAGCTCCAATCGTTCAGCAGACGGTGCAGCAAGACGCTGGCGGCTCTGGAGTGGTGGACGGATAATGCCTGCTACGTCCGTAGCGCAACGGAAGGCGATGGCGAATCGCCGAACATTCGCCCGATAAGCTATACGACAAGAACAAAGGGCTGCTCAGCATGAGCCAGAGCCAGCTTCATGACTTCGCCGCAACGCCGCAAAAGGGCTT